ATATGAGTTAGACATCCCAGAGCAAAAGGGGTGGGACATGCAAACATACGACAACCTTGTTGACAACGTATGCAACGGAAAATCAACCTACTTGTCAAGCGACGTCAAAGGCATTATGCCAGTTAAGTAAGTGTCACATAGGGAGCAGCAATGTTCCCTATATTGCCTTAGTATATTATTAACAACAAAGAAACAAATGACAAACGACAAGAATCAAATCAACTGGGCAGTACAACCAGCAGCATGGTTCAACTTTGATCCAGACGGGGCGGTCTATTGCTTAGACATTCATACAGCATATAGAGTGGCAAGAGATCAGAAAGCAAGAGAGGGAGACCAAATGATTTGGAGAATGACAAATGGCAAACCAATCAAATGGGTACGTGTGACAGATGACGAAGTGGCACAATCTGCCTATCAGGGTGCATAGGGTACTGCTATAATAAACATATACACAACAAAGCAAATGTCAGTTCTACATCACGAATCAATCCTCGAAACACTCTTTGAAGAAGAGATGGAAGCAATGCTATCTTCAGGCATGGCAGATCTACTAACCCCCGAAGCATTACAAGAGCATTGCGAATATATCGCTAAAGAGAGATTTGAAGATCAGTTAATCTGATCTCTCTCGTGGCGTTCATCTCGCGTATTGCCAATTGATGTAAGTCCACACTCAAACATTCATTCATTAATCATCATGCCCGACGATTCAAACTACACTCAACTCCAGATAGAGAACCTCATAGAGGAGAACAACATAGACGAGGATCTCAACGAGTACTTCGGAGACGAAGACCAAGAACTCGAAGCATACTCTCTAGAGTGTGTATATGGAGCAGACGACTATAACGACTCCGACTGGGACTGGTAGACAGTTGGGGAAGTGGCACATGCTTCCCCCATTCCCTACACATGTGCATTATAATTAAATCAGTTCACACAACTACTACATCATGACTAAACAGGAATCTTTCCAAACTGCTCGCAACATCATCTCAGGTACAAGACGCGGTGACTTCACACGCAGAGACCTTAAGAAAGGTGCATTAGCAATGGGCAGATCCGCTGAAGCGGTAGACAAGGCAAGCACCATGCGTCTCGCCTTCTGGTGTCACGGCAAGAGCAGTATCTAACTGCTCCGCCTGTGGCGGTCATCGGCATACCTGAGTTCACTTTGTTCCACATTCCGATGCACGTAAGACCACACATTTTTCGGTAGGGTTGCTCACATTACCAAACGCTGAGGGATACCCACCCTACCGACACACACTAAAAAGCACTACGGGGCGATTCTGCCCCTTTTTTAATGCGGGCGTTGTGGCGTTTAAAATGCAAAGGTACCATCTAACCTACAAAAGTATCCTAGCGACCTCGCAATTTCGTATATACAAAAATTTTCTCAGGAAAAAATTTCCCCAGGGGGTTCATATATAAAATAGGTTATTACAAAACAATGAGTACCGAGTACAATTTTTCTGAAGCATCAGAGTATGGTGCTGATCTTGACTACGAAGATTATTTACAGTATGTGTCTAACTTAGACAAGGGCAAGGACATCGACCTAGACAAACCACTAATTGAATATGAACCTAAGATTGACAAGTTTATCTTAGATGCCCCCGAAGGTGAGAAATATTATTTCAGAGATTACGAAGGTGCCGAAGATTTCTGGTCATTGAACTTCAAGGAAGATATTAATCTAGATGCTTGACAAAGCAGAAAGAATCACCTATAATAGCATTATTAACACAGAAACGTAATTTATGGCAAAAGCAAAAGGTAGTTGGGGAGTTGCAGATACTGTAGAAGCAATTCCAAAGAAAACTCGTCAAGGACGAGGACAACACACAAAATACTCTGCAACGGCACGTAATAAGAAGAAAAAGCGTTACAGAGGTCAAGGACGGTAATATGAGTCAATTAGTCGTTAACTTACCATCACAGAAAGTGTGGGTCCGTAAGGAATATCTTAGGGACCATGTTGACGGACATGGTGAATTTGTAGAGGGCGTTTGGGTATCGGCAAAATCGATACCTGGACGTGCTTTTTATTTTGAGACATACCTTCCAGAGTATGCTGCCATGTTCGATAAACTTCCCATCAGTGCCTTTCTGAGTCGTCCTGAACTGCCTAAAGAAGATTTAGACCTACCTAACCTTCAATTTTGGAATTGTATGGACTATGGAGTTCGTTGTATTGAGAAGCAATTCATCGGTTCTATGGACTTTGTATGCCAAACACGTAACTATGGGGCAATCAGTGGTGAGTATTTGTTCACTTTAGACAACTTTCACCCTGATGTTGACATCACAAACACCAATGTTAGTGAAACACCAGAGGAACATAAGTCACATAACTGCATTGAATTGGAAAATGGGCAGTTTGCACTGTATCCAAACAACAGAATTAGGATATTTGACCTGTCAATCACCCCTCAAGAACCAAAAACACCTGATTTTAAGGTATCTACTAAGTATTATCAAGTTGAGAATGGAGTTAGATGGGGTAGATTGGGCGATACTGATGATTATTTTTGGAAAACACCTGAAGAAAAAGGTGAATAAATATAATTTGGAGATGGTAACCTCCCAAAAAGTTCTACCATGTCCAAATTAGGAATAAAAATGATCAAAGTAGACCAAAGTGAAGAATTTCGTAGATCAGGAATGGTTCTAATTACAGATCCAAGAGCAGATTATTACTTAAACAACCGTAATAATACGAAAAAAGAAGAGAAAAAGGTCAATCATTTAGAAATGTTTCAATTTCATTGATATATAAAGTATAGTAGAACGCTAAAAAAAAATCTTTTGTCCTTTATGGCAAATATTTCCAAAAAATTTGTCGATATTAACCCTAGTTTTCAAAAACATCCGATTACTGGGGATATTACGCTGTTAAAAAACGAAGATGCAATCAAGCAATCGGTAAAAAACATTGTAATGACCATGAGAGGTGAGAAAATCTTTCGTCCTTTCTTTGGAACAGAGGTACAAAGTGCTATTTTTGAAAATTTTAACCCTATTTTAGCAGATGACATCACAGTTTCTATTGAAGATGTCTTAAAAGTGTATGAACCTCGTGTAAAAGTTGTTAATGTAGATTATATTGACAATATTGATGACAATTCTTTAGAAGTTACTATTAATTATATCATTGTTGGATTACCATTAAATCAACAATCGCTTAACCTTATCTTAGAACGAGTATAATGGCGTTTAATACAGTCACTAATTTAGATTTTGAGGACATCAAACAGAGTTTGAAGGAGTATTTACGTGCCTCCGAGACATTTAGTGATTATAACTTTGAAGGATCTGTTCTTTCACAGTTAATTGATGTACTATCATACAATACTTACTATTCAGCGTTAAATGCTAACCTGATTGCTAATGAAGTATTCTTTGATAGTGCTTCTATTAGAGAGAATGTAGTTTCTCTTGCAAATTTAATTGGGTATACACCAAGATCGTCAAAATCTGCAAAAGCAACGATCTCTATGGATGTACCAGTAAATCCACAGATTGGATCTTTCACTCTAAAGAAGGGTGAGTCCTTTATTGGTTCTAATGAAAATGGATCTTACGTATTTTCTACTCTAGATGATATTACTAGAGAAGCATTTGTTGATACTGATGGAATTAGAAAAGTACGTTTCTCAGATATCGATATTTACCAAGGAAATTTACTTAGAGTAATTTATCCCGTTGACACATCAACAAAACAGCACTTTATTATCCCTAGTGCTAATGCTGATGTTGATTTACTTCGTGTTATTGTCAATGAAGATAATTTTAATGCTCCATTAACATATAAAAAGGCAGAAAGTATTACAGGACTAACTCCTACTGACAAAATTTACTGGATTCAAGAAAATAAGAACGAACAATTTGAACTTTTGTTTGGTGATGACACATTTGGACGTAAATTAAAGAATAATGACGAAATTGACATTGAATATATCGTAAATAACCAAGATGAAGCAAATAAATGCTCTGCTTTTGAATTTACAGGGGTATTTACGTTTGGTGGTAATACTTTTGAGAATGTAACACCGACAATTACGGTAAATAGTCCTTCTTCAGGAGGTTCTTTACCACAAAGTATCACTTCTATCAAATATCTTGCTCCTAGATCATATTCTGCACAACAGAGAGCAGTTACTGTTAGAGATTATGAGACACTTGTTACTCAACTGTATCCTAACCTAGAAGCATTGTCAGTTTATGGAGGAGAAGATGCAAGTCCTCCTCAATTTGGAAAAGTATTCATTGCAGCAAAACCATATGGTGCTGATAAGTTAACTACAACAGCAAAATTAAGTTTAAATAAAGCAATTAGAGAGTATACCATACTTTCAGTAATTCCTGAAGTTATTGATCCTTCATATATCTTTTTAGAAGTTGATTCTTACGTATATTACAATAATAATACATCAAGAAGAACTTCACAACAAATTGCAGAGGTTACTAGAGCAGTAATTCAAAATTTTGGCGAAAATAATGATTTAGATCGTTTTAATGGTAAATTTAAGTATAGTAAACTTGTAGCAGAGATTGATGACACTGATCCTGGCATTACATCAAACATTACTAGAATTAGAATTAAGAAAAGTATGCCAGTTCTAGCAAATGTGTTTGCTTCTTATGAAATTTGCTACGGAAACCGAATTTCTGATGAAACAGATCTAGTATCTGATGGATTTAAGATTACAGGAGAAGATTCAACCTTTATTTACTACTTTGAGAAGTATGGAACTAATAAATTAGCAATTTATAGAATTAGTGGTGGTAAAAAAATCTATTGGTCTAAAGATGCAGGTACAATTGACTATGAAAAGGGTGAAATAAATATTAATGCTATTAATATTAATTCTATTGTAGGTAATCTTGATTCCATTTCTTTTTCAGTTATACCAAAATCAAATGACATCGTAGCATTACGTGATTTATACATTTCTATTAAACCAGAGGATGTGCAAGTAAATACAATCCTTGATACGATTGCATCTGCTAACAGAACATCAGGCGTAGGACAAATTCCAGTATCTAGTTAACTATGTTTAACGACCAAAAAGTATCGAGTTCCATTCAAGGTCAAGTATCAAATTACTTTGCTCAGGAATATCCAACATTTGTATCTTTTCTTAAAGATTACTATGCGTTCTTAGAAACGAATAGTAATCCTTTGGATATTCTAGGAAATATTACTGATTTAATTAATATTGATACTTTTACAGAGGTAACTGCTTTTTCAACGTTAGTAGGACCATTAACAGAAGATGCTGACGAAATTACTGTTAGTGGAGATGTAAATTTTCCTCCAACTGATGGATTACTTAAAATTGATGACGAAGTTATTTTATATAAAAGCAAAAAGGTAACAGAAAACTTAGGATTAAAATTTACAGTTTTTAGTAAACTTACTAGAGGATATTCTTATAACGATCTTAGTGTAGAGGGTAAATTATCTTCAAATATTCCTACAGTAGCATCTAGTCATAGTCCAAACGTAAAAGTATACAATCAATCATTTACATACATTCTTTACCTTTTAGAAAAGATTAGAGAACAGTATCTTATTGATTTTCCTAAACAAGTTCTTGAAGATAATCTTGACACTGTTAATGTAGATACAGTAATTAAAAGAATTAGAGATTTTTACATTTCTAAAGGTACACCAAAAGCAATTTCTTTTTATTTTCAATTCTTATATCAAGAAAGTGCTGATATTACAAACTATAAAGATCTCTTAATGGGATCATCAGATGCTACTTATCAAAGTAAAGAAATTGTAAGAATTGAAACTT